GGTATCTTCCCCCCGATTAAAAATCTAACTATTCTAAATGGCTTCATGGCAAAGAATATGCTGAAAATTCATTGCCGTTGTCATTTCGCTTACTTATTGTAAGTAGATTGACGGTTAAATGCAAGTGTTAATTTGATATTGATCTCCTAACCATATTTTTTAGGCAAAAATCGGAGTGATAACCCTATAACATAGCACTTAAACGTGTGTAATACGATCACACCTGTAATCGTGTGATTGCGATGACATTAAATTTCATTACTATGCAAACCAATTTCCTTTTTAGACAAAAAAATAGAAATGCCGATATATCGACATTTCTATTTTTCGTATATTGCTCTAATGGTACCTATAAAGGAGAGTACAAGATTTGAAAACTCCTTATAAATGCCGTTATATCAACACTTTAATGTGTTTACCGCACCACTATAGCACCACAACAATATAGCAGTACTTCATGTTTAAATAAGCGGGCACCTATATGGGTGCTTTTTGTATTCTTCTTGATTCGGCTTTTTCTATTTTGTATCAGTAAATCGTGTCATCAATCGTAATATATTAGCCATGCATGTTGCTTGCAATGCTTCTAGATTTGCTTTAGTATTAATTTTGTGTTTTTATTTTGTATTAACGATGAATTTTACCCCTTAACTATATAAACCTGTCTTTTTCAGATATCAAAATAAATTACACAAACAAAAAATCACGCAGCCTATTTCTAAGCTGGTGATTTCCTGGCAAGCCTGATATTCTTTGGAGGAGAACCTAGCTTGCAACTTCATTGTAATACTTTAATCGTATTAAGGAAAGTCCCACTTAACCAATTATTGGTCGAGTGGGCTTTTTCTGTATTTTAAGTTATTTTCCGAAATAATTGGCGTAAATAAGTTTTTTTCCTACATCATTGGAGAATAATGATGTCATTTCAATAAAAAATAGGAGAACTCAATTCAAGAGACTACTCCCCCCTTTAGCCCTTAAACTAATTCTCCTACTGATGATTATCCTACACCCAAATACACTTTAAAACAACCTGTCCAGACAACAAAAAAGCCTCCGTCCGAAGACAGAGGCTAAATAATTACTTCCTATTTAGTTAAACTTAAAAATTACTATGATCGTTAATGCTAATCTGGAGTCGATCTAGCGGTTCGCCATACATGCCGGCCCACGAATCAAACCCTGAAACTGAACCATTATCAGCGCACACTCCTAGATAGCCAGCACGTTGTGTAGATTGTGAACGGTAGTATGCTTGTTGGTAAGTCTCACCTTTTGGTGTGGTGTAGTACATTTGCACGCCGTCAATAGTGTGGCCTTTAATACCAGCTACGCCGTTGACTGTATCGTTCTTGTTTGCTTTGTGTACCCACGGAAGCCAACCGTCTTCGATTGTGTGGACGCGGTATTTGATTGAACCACGGTTTACTTTAATGTAAAGCATATCGTGCGCACTGTATGGCATGCCTGCAAATCCGTTAGCACCTGAACCAGCATTTTTAACTGGTGACAACCAGCGACCATTACGTTGATGCATTGCGTAGGTTACATCTACGCGCTTCTTGTGCGTTGGTTTAACTGGTTTTGGTGCCGGTTGCTTGCCATCATAACCGTTGTGCGTAATTCCGGTTAAATCGATGTTGCCATCTAGTCCGCCATTAATATACGTAGATGTGAACTGCCAAATAGCCACTCCATCCATAGTTGGGAAAGTTCCCCAATATGGTGTACTACGGACTAAGTAATCGGGATAAGCTGCAATCCAAAGGCATGTACCGAACTTCTGTATAATGCGCTTGTAATCAACATGAGCAAGCGTATAAGGCTTATAACTGTAATACATCGGCGTATATCCAGCATCCTTGATTTGTTGCATACCAGCAATGATAGCGTCTGTATTAGCTTTAATGCTGCCACTTGCACCATCTTCATAATCGAGGGCAACAATCGAACCCTTGGGTGTTTTAACGCGTGGCAAGTAGTAGTTAAGGCATTGCTTACCGAGTGCTGTACTACCACCAACCCCATACCAAATATAAGTATGAGCTCGCATCCCTTGACTTAATGCACTAGCAACTTGACTGTTGTACGTAGCTTGGTTAATGAACGTTCCACCGTATGATCCACCAACTTGTGCAATCGCAAACTGGTCGTTTTTATATCCTTTAACGCCGTTATATCCTTGGTACTTAGACCAGTCGACACCTTGGCTGCGAACGGAGGTAACAGCTTTAGGAGCTTGTTTCTGACCTGTTTTAGCCTTGGCATTAGCAGGATGTTTAACCACTGCTTTATGCTGTACATTGGTGTATTGGTTATTCGTAGCTCCACCAGCATTGGCACTGACCAGTGGAGCGGAACTCGCTCCAACAAAAAAGGCTGCCGCAATTGCAGCAACCCATTTTAATTTATTTTTTAGATTCAACGTTATTACCCCCCTTAGGATCGTTTACAAGTGTTGTATCACTGATTACCCCTAACATCCCTAGGATGGTTAGCACAGTGTTAATAATCCCTACAATGCTTTGCCAGTCGACTGGATAATTGTAACCGAAGGCTACCATCAACTGCTGAACCAAAACGATTAGTAAACTAATCAATCCTGCCCACAATTTACCATCATGCCAATTGATGTTTTTCACTTTTTCCATTATTAATTTCCTCCCCATATTTTGTTTTGCAAGTCCTTAATTCGTTCGTGGTGGCGGTCTAACCGCCGATCATGCTCGTCTACTCGCTTGTCTAGCTCATCGATACTAACCCTTATTTCTCTTAGATTATCATTGAGTGTTTTAAAATTTTTGTTTAAATCTTTTATGTCGTCCTGAAATGGGCCAAAAACGATGTACTTAAAAAGTAGGCTAACCATGCCTGCCATAAAAAGAATGACAGTCGTGATTGATGCCCATTCTCCCCAAGACAATCCTAACAACAGTGTGCAATCTTACACCTTCTTTCCCCTTAATTTTTCCAAAATAAAAGCGCCTTAATCATAGGCGCTAGCTATATCTATAAACGGTTGATTAATATTGGAACATCATTGCTTTTGCAGGATTAACTTCACCTTGTACCAGTACACCTGTCACAGGAGTGCCTAACCAACTTTGGACCGCTTTATTTGAGTAGAGTGTCCATACATACAAGCCGATCCCTGCCTTGGCAAAGTCCACCATACCATCTGGAGTTGCTTTTGATGAAAAAGAACCAATTACGTAATTACTACCGTTTTGGTAACTTTTCATTTCTGCCAACAATTCTGATGAAGGATTATCTGCTGTTAATAGTTCTAATGTAGCTTTCGGATAAATTTCCTGTAATGGCTTTAACCACTCATGTGTAAATGCTTGCCAACTAATGTTATCTAACATACCATATTTGGCAGCAATATCGACAAGCGTTTGGACTTGATCCTTAGTCATTTCAATTTTCAGTTCAACGTGTAAATGATAATTATACGCTTTACCAATTTTAACCATGTCCTCAAACGTACATAATTTAGTATCTTTATATTCCGGTCTGAATTTATTGTGAATCATGGAATAACTATACTGATTAAGTTCGGCAAGGGTATGTTCTGCAACGGCAACATCCTGACTTAGCAAACTTCCATCTGCGTTGAACGCCGTTCGATTAATGGTTTCATCATGAATCATAACTGGAATGTTATCTTTAGTAAAATGAACATCACCTTCAATATGGTTGAATCCGATTTGTCGTGCCATTTTATAGGCAGGTAAACTTTCTTCAGGAGCATAATCCATTGCACCACGATGTAAAATCGCAATCATATTTGCTTCTTTTTCATTGATTGTTTGCCCTTGTGGCAAACCATTGACCGTTACTGGGAACTCTGCAATGACGGTGGTATTGAACAAGGTATTTGTATCAAGACTATTATCGTCACGAACGATTGCTACAACCCATTGGTTATATGCAGTAGGAGTATCATTTCTAATAAAACTAAAATCTTTTGTATCAACGTTGAAAACAAGTTTTTGGATACTTGTTTGCCGATTAACTGCTAATGGGTTAGCTACAGTAACGTCGCTATCAAGTATATATTGGCTTCCATTATAAGTTAGTACAACTTTTGGTTCATATCCATCATTAGTGGACGTTCTACGTTGTGAATTGAATCTAAAAGTATGCGTTCTATCGTCGTAGTCTGGTGCAAAACGATCAGATTGAATAATCGTTGCCATTGAATCGTTGTCATTACCAAGTTGGTTAACAGATTTGCCATTAAAGGTCATTGTGAAAGCACCAGAGAAGCTTGCTTGTGTTGCTTGATTAGTTGCTATTCCACTTAGTTCACGCAACATTCCTAACGGAACGCTATCCTCTGGAACGTCGTCATCCCATTTAATGAAATCAAATGTTTTTGTTGAAGTTGAGAAAATCAACATGGCGTTAGACGTTTGGTTAAATACCTTATTTACGACCTTTGTGTTAGCTGGAATAGCATAACGTTCTCCATTATAGGTAACGGTTGCTGTTGTATCTAGATCACTAACTTTTGAATTAAAATTAAGCACATGATTTGTTAAGTCATAATCAGGTAACTTCATTGCGGCGGGACTCACATATACTCCTGTAGCACTATTTTTAGAAAGCATGCTAGGTAATATTGAAGACTTAGATGTCTGCAAATGTCCGTTGATTGTTACTGGGAAGTTAGCTGAAACAGAAGTGTTCTTGATTTCTGAACTCCAACGATCTCGCAAGGTCAAAATGATTATTTCATTTTTATCTATCTTGGTATTCCAAGGCTTAGTAGAGAATGTCTTGGTATCCGTATTAAATAAAAGTCTCACGGCTGTATAATTATCAACTTCCGTGTTTTTAACTTTTGTGCCAGCAGGAATTCGGTAACTCTGCCCTTGACCCCACAAAATTGCCGCTTGTTGTTCCCCAGAGTTAAAATCAAAAACATGCGTACGGTCGTCGTAATTTGGATAACCTTGTGCATCCAATAACACGGTTGCGTTTGTTGCATTCGGTGCTAATTTATCAATTTCTACGGAATTATCATTAAGTTCGACCGCTTGATAAGCTCCACCATCTACCCACTTAGCAGTGTTGGCATTCCAGAAGAACTTATGCCCAGTATCTTGCGTTACCCATACGCCACTGGTACCATTTGAATATTTAGAATTTAACGTTGCTTCATCAGCGATTGTATGTGGATTTCCACCATCAAAATTAGCGAATCCACGTTCAACCATGTTTACAACATCTTGATTAGTTGGTCGCTTACTAATCTCGGCCATCAATTCGTTGCTCAAATCTGTAACGGCCTTTTTAAGTTGACTGCTAGTTGCGATGTCGTTAGATTTAATTTTAGCTTGGATAATGTCTAGTTGACTCATAAGCCAAGTTGAATTATCGACAACATCTTGGAATTTCCCCTTATATTCTGTGATAACTTTCAATGCGTCATTTTTGGTGTTAGCAATATCTGTTGTAAAACTATCAATTAATTTTTGAAGTTCTGTTCTGAATGGTTCTTTATTAACGAACATATCTGGATTGCCATTATAAACATGGAACCAAACATTGAACGTTGATACTCGTTTAGAATGGTCTGGCGTTTCTAGTCCTAGGAATCCATAAAACCAGCCTTCCTGTGGGAACATTGTTCCCGGAAGGTTCATCTTTACCATACCCATTCCCATAATATCTGAACGAGTTCCTGTGTAGCTGACACCTACACCGGTATCTGCATTTACAACATTATCATCATTAAGCCTGTCACCAACAAAACCACTGATAAACGGAACTAATCCGTCTTCAAATTGTTGTGCTTTACCTCGTTCTAAAAATTTAATAACTAATGGTACTTGTTCATCACCAACACGTCCATTAAAGTTCTCGCTCAAGTCAAATGCTTCTCCAACGTGTAAATCACGCTTGTAAGTATCAAGTGTGATGATGCTTGCTTCTGGTATTTCAATCATATTAAATGTCCTCTCTTATCACTATGTTTTCGCCGTCCCATTCGATTGGAACTTCAAATTTTTGTAATGCTACTACAATTTGTTCGATATTCAAACCCTGTTGTTCTAATTTAAAATCAATTGCTTGGCGCTGTTGTTCTAACTTAGAATCGATTGCTTTGCTAAGATTATCGATTGCTGTATCAAGATCATCTTGGGTAACTAAATTTCCATTTGTAACCAGCCCATTGATGATTTCAAATCCACGTTTAATCGCAATTCGCATATCAATTCCATAATGCGCATTTTGAACAGCTTCAATTGCATCTTCAATAGTCTTAATATCAGCTTCCGTTTGAGTAATATCTTTATACACCTGTACCACCATCATTACCCCCTTCTAATTTCTTTAATCTTTCGGCTAAATCAGCAATCGTCTGCTGATATTTTGCTAACGTCTGCTGATAATCTGCTAGCGTCTGTTTAGTCGTTTCGTCATCTTCTTTGACTGTTTTTAAAACTGTTTCAGCTGAATTAAGTCTTGTTTTACTGTCCTCAATATCTTTTTGAGTACCTTCGTAGTCTTTCTTCAACTGTGGTACATCAACAGTACCTAACTGTTCAGAAATCGTTTCAAGATTACCACTGAACGTTCCTGCACGCATACTTGAAACGTCACCACCAATGGTTGAAACGGTACTTTTGAGCGATTCAACATCTTTGCTAATCTTTTTAAAATCATTCTGGTAATCAGTTAACTTTGCAGTTTTGTCACCAAAAGTCATCGTTGATTTATGTGGCTTGTTCAAATCGATTTCTTTGCTAATAACTGTTAGTAGTTGTTGTTCAGCTACATATGGATTGATGAATAAGTAACGATCATAAACTTTGAAACGCTCGTATTCGTTTAACTCAATAGCACTAACAGTAAAGGTATTAGTTGAGGCTTTCTGTGCCTTAATCCATGCTTTGCCCTTAGTTAGTAATTTGGCGGGGTCTTTGATATCATCCCACGTTACCGCACCGTTGATAATCCCAAACTCCTTCTGAAATTCTGGAATATCTAGGTAGTCTTTGCCATCATTAACTGGTGCAATCGTATATCTAACGCCAGATTTGATTGTTCCACCTTTTTGGTCTCCAGAATCCTGTTCTGGAATGTTTCCACTAAAGCGATACAAGTACCAATACCACTCGCCAGACCAGTTGTTAGCGTCATGGCTAAACCAGTCAGTAAGTGTTGGATTGGAACTCTTACCATGCTCGAAAACGTCCGCACCATCTGGATAACCGCCAGACCAACCACTGGAGCATTCCAGAACAGTATCGGCATCTTTCATGACTGCAGTATGCCCTGCAGCACCTGCTGATTGTCCTTTTTTGCCCATAATAATAACATCACCAGTTTGCATTGCTGGTAATGTCTTATTAGTTCCTTCGTAGTGCAAAAGATAACCATGTTTTTTTAGGAATCCATGCAAAGTTTCGGTATTGTAAAGCGTGCGATCCGATTCATGAATTGCCAACTCAACAAAATAGCTGACAAATGACGAACAATCAGCGTGTTTCTGATCCGTCAAAATATCAGCTCTGCGATAATCCATTGCGTATTCCAAATGCGCAGCCTTAGCTTTATTGAATAAATCAATTCCAGCTTGGATATCTAGTTCTTGTTTTGCCAATGGAGAGCTAGACTTGTCTGCCGATGGAGAGCTAGAATTGTCCATTTTAGTTGAAATAAAATTTCTTTTAATAAGTGAACGTGCTTGTTTACTTCCACCAAAAATTAATGGTTCTGGGTCAATCCATGTGCCATTATTAGTGAACGCATATCTCAAAGCATAATCAAAATCTTTCTTAGTGATACCGATATGCAAGTGATCGGTAGTACGTGTGCCGACTACTTGACCAGTTTTAACGTACTGACCAACTTTCACATAGATATTACTACGACTGCCAAAGGCTTCTTGGTAGTCAACATTGTAACCATCATCGGAATGTGTGACAAAGTAATTACCTAAACCACCCATATATCCAATTCTAGTTACTTTCCCACCATGAATGGCGTGTACATCGCTCCCCGGATGGTCGACTGTTCCAAAATCCAGTCCATCATGAAATCCGTTGGGACGAAATTCACCACCAGCATGTACGCCAAATAATTGACCTCCACTAAAACTTCCATGACCCGCTGATGGGAATGGAGAACCCCATCCCCCGCCAGTCCCGGCCGGGACAATATCAACAGGTAATTTATCGTAACGTTTCGAACCTGTCGGACCCCAGCCACCAGTATGAACGTCACTGGCCCAATTAGAGTCGTTAAACATTGCTAGTAACTGGTGGAATCCACTTTTGATATTGGTATAACCTTCCAGACAATATTTTTTAAATGTCGGTTCAATAAATTGAAGTAGACCCATGCTAGGAGTTCCAGCTGCTGCGTTACTATCCCAATTATTGACAACCGTTTCACTACCACCAGATTCGTGTTTAATCACGTCTTTAATGATACTTACTTCGGCATCACTAACGGACGTTTTCATACATTTAGCTGCGAACTTAATTGCAGGGCCCCAGTCGCCGTTAATAGCGTGCATTGGGCCGCTCAACTTAGATCCATCGTCCGAGCTATCATCATGCTGTTCGTCTGGTTTCTGTGTTTCAATTTGAGCACCAAGGGGAATCAATCTAGTAATTACTTTAGATGGATCAATCGCAACCTTAGCTGATTGCATGTTTTCAGCAATCTTTAACGGCGCTTCCATTGAGTGGTCTTTCCCCGGGCTTTTAAGATAGTCAAGATAGTTCTTGCCATCTTTATATTCGCAAATAATGCTGCCACCAATCGAATCAGTCAGTAGCTTTTTAATCGCATCTTTAGTGGTCTGATAATCTACCTTGCGTAAAGTGTTATCTTTTTTGTTCGTAACCGTAACATTCCGAACCGTAAACTGCTTGTATTCCGGAACTTGGGAGTTGTGTTCCTCAATCAGCTTTTTTAGAAACTCTTCTGGTGTGGCGTTGGCAATTTCAATATAGCGCTGAACGCTATCAATTAAATAACTGTCGATGCCCTCAAAATAGTAGGTTTGGATGAATTGACCGTTGCTCTTCATCTCACGTTCTGGTTTTAAAGCCCGGCCTCTGAACAATAATTCGCTGCTAACCCCATCATAAACTTCGACGTGAGTGTGCATTGGTCTAACTTTGCCGAATAACTTGTTAGCTTGATTAAGGGTCAACGACAAAGTATTAGTTTGACTTGATGATATGGTCAATTTGCCTTCTGATGCTGCCAAACCAACAACAGGGTCATGGATAACGTAACCAGCCTTGTCGGTTGGTTCATCATAAGCGATTACTCGATACATTAAATCATCTCCTCACGTCTAAACTTAAACTCAATCGTTCCAGAACCACTTAACGTAAATTTATTCTTGCCCAAAGGCATGGTGATTGTTGCTTTATCGGCATTATCTTTGGTTAATTCATAACCATCAAATCCAGGCCCTTTCACGGTCACTTTACCTGTTACCGCAAAATGGCAAATAACTGGTCGCGAACCGATATTTTCGAGCGTTACATCCATTGAATCTGTTACATTAAACTTAACTGGCTGCCAAATCCAGTGGTCAAAAACTACATCATCCCAAATATCAGCACCTTCAAGGTTGTTAGTATAAGCATACGGGTAGCAATCAAATACCACCGTAGCCGTTAGTAGTCCTTTTTCTTCATCATCATCTACTTCTACGCTTTTACACTTACCACGCCAGTAGTAACCATCTTCATGCGTATCAACCAGGTTCTGAATGCCTAAAGACATTAATTGCCGTTTAATTTCTTCTTCAAATATTTTTCGTTCATGATAGACACTCAATGGCATAGCTATTTTGTAGGTAATCTTTCGATTACCAAAGAAACGCTCACCGTTAAGCATTGAGAAATCATAGACACCTTGCACGTAAGCAACCGACTCTGTTATTTCATGCTCTTCTGGTGTGGGCGCCTCTCTTGAAACTAACCACCATCCAGCTTTTCGACTATCAAAACTTCCAAAAACAAACCCTTCGGTGGGAATATCGTCATATTCATTTTTATTAGTCGGCTGTAAATCTCTAAAACTGTACTGCATTACCAACTCCACCTTTCGTCGTTATTGGAAGTTGCTCCTAATTGTCCGTTGAATTTATCTGATGTAGTGCCAACCAATGCATCGCTGTCCATATAAAGATTAATATTCTTATCAGCAATCCGGCGTAGTAAAGCGTTATTTTGCTGATCCATGGTTGAAGCGTTCAATGTCATTGATCCATTTACACTACCACTAAAAGCGGCTGAAGAAAGCGACTGAATACGATTAAATCCATTTCTAAAACCTTCAAAATCTGGAGAAGGAATTGAAATAATTGCGGCGTTAGCCATGTTCTTAGCAGCTGACGTAATCCAATCTATGTTTTTGTTCATTCCAACTGCAATACCTGCTGGAATCCATTTACCAACTTCATTTCTCATAACTCTTGATGGCGAGTGAATACCTAATGCGCTTTTAATAGCATTTTTTGCTCTATTAGCGATTCCAACTGCTGCATCCCATAGAGCACCACCCATAGAACCCATTCCATCGATAAATCCTTGAATTAAAAATCTACCAACATCTAATAACGATACGCTTCTAATCCCGCTACCAACCCTGTCGGCATTTCCTTTACCTGAACTTTGTGATTTTCCTAATCCATCCATAACACCTCTGACAAACATGTCAATCAATCTATGCCCAGATCCGAGAACTTGTCCCAAAGCGTTACCAACACCATATACGAATTTCATTACAGCTTGTACAGCAACGCTAGCAAGGCGAGGGATTGCGTTAACAATTCCCATGATGAATTTAGCAAGTAAATTAATACCGGCATTTATAATTCTTCCAAGGTTATTAGCGATACCGTTAATAAAGGCAACAATTACATTTACTGCCGCCATAATAATTCTTGGCATTGCTTGAGCAATTCCGTTCAATAGTGCCACTATTAAGTTAGTTCCAGCTAAAATTATCCGTGGTAGATAAGTAGTAATAGTATTTAAAATCGAAATAATTAATTGTGCTACTTTGGCAGTAAAAATCGGTGTATACGTAACAATTGTGTTTATTAATAACAGTAATAAATTCATTACTGTTTGAATAATTTGAGGTGATAACGTGTTAATCACATTTAAAATTGTTTGACCTAATGCAATAAACGTTTGCCCAATTAAAGGTATATTTGTAATCACTGCATTCAGTATTCCTGCTAAAAGAGCGCTAAATCCAGCTCCAATTGAAGACATAATTGGTATGATTAAGCTGATATTGTTTCCCAACAAAATAAAAGCATTAACTAAAACCGTTACGCCTTGACCGGCTAAGGTTAATCCAGCTCCCATAGCTAGCACACCAGCGCCAAATAAAGCAACTCCTGCTCCAGCACTGATAATTGCAACGCCAAATGCAAGCAATCCGACTGCACTAGCTGTTAAAACTGGTCCCAATAATGCAAATACACCTGCTAAAACGGCAACCGTAGCTCCAAATGTTGCTAGAGCTATCACACCATTCATCCCTTGCTTAGCAAGTTGAGTGATACTTAATACTAATAATGCTAAGCCTCCAAGTACCAAGGCAATTCCAGCTCCTATTTCAAGTACGGCTAATCCCATTGCAATTAATTGCCCAGCACTCTTTTCGGCACTTTTACCAACGGCTTTCTCACCGGTCGCTGCTCCAGCTGAAGTTGCTCCCACGGCAGTATTACCAGTAGCAACGCCAAATAACTTGCTAACCAATCCGACAACACCTTTTCCGACAGCAACAAATCCTCTAGCAAGCGTACCAACTGCTGAACCTACTTTGGCAGTAACAATTAATAACCCACCAAAAAATGCAATGGCGGGTCCTAACACTGGTGATAATCCGATAAAGCCACGGATAACTTTTGCTATTCCATTATTAGAATTTTCAGCCCACGTGATAGTATTATTAATCATGTCTATCATTCCACCAGTAATAGAACTTTTACTAGCCATTGCTTTATTCCGAAGAGCTTCCCAGTTACCACCAACTTGTTCTACTTTTGATCCAACGTTTTTTTGCATTTCCGAGGCTTGCGTACTCAAAGTTTTTGATGCCGCAGCGGCACTATAAGATCCATTTTGAATTTCTTTAAACATGCCGTCCCACGACTTAGTTGTTGAACCCGATTTGTCGTTGATTGAATCCAATAATGGTCCAATTGCTTGCATCCCTGCAGTACCAAACATTGCTTTGAGATTTTTCTGCTTTTCAGAAGACGTCATTCCATCCATTGACTTACTAATTTCTTCAAGAATAGTCGGGAACGGCTTCATGTTGCCTTGGGCGTCAGTAAAGCTAATCCCTAAATTCTGCATAGCCGCCTTAGCAGTATCACTTGGCGCCTGCATCTGCAGAATCGCATGGTTCAAATCTTGAGAAGCTTGCGCCGCACTATAACCACGGTTAGTTAATAGCCCAATGGCTGTAGATGTGGTTTGCAAACTCATGTTGGACGCTTTCGCGGTGCCACCAATTGTTGCTAGCGCTTGTTGCATGTCCTCAATTGAGGCATTACTTGCATTAGCGGTTAATGTTAATGCCGCAGCAGCTTGTTTTGGCGATTCGAGACTATCACCCCAAATGTTCATAGCGTTTTGAACAACGCCAGCAGTTTGAATCAAATCAGATCCAGCCGCAGTTGATGCTTCAGCGATAGCTGGGAATTGCTTTTTGATTTGCCCAACGTTTGCACCAGCTTGCGCCATTTCAATCATGGCATCGGCTGAATCTTGCGCGCTTAAAGGTAAATCTGCACCCATTTTGTTTGCAACATCTGCCAATCCAGAAATATCCTTAGAAGTTCCACCAGCGGTAACTGCCGCTTTGTTTAGTGAAGCTTGGAAGTTACCAAAAGATTTAATAGAGCTAACTCCTAGAGCTGTGGTAGCGCCACCTACAGCTAGCATGCTTTTACCCACACCGCTAGTTGTTGCTTTAACTTTTTCAGAAAACGAAGCAGTCTGATTTGCTGCGTTTTGCATTACTGAACTAAAGTTTTTATCAACTGCGCTTAGCATTGCTGTAACGCTATAACTTTCTGCCATTTGCTTTCCTCCTTTCCTTTTGTATTTTTTCCCATTCATCCCAACGACTAGCTGTTAATTTATTAATATCTGCTTTCTTTTTCTTGATTGGCAATCCTTCGAAAACATGTCTGATATTAGCTTTTTCATCATCGAGATTATACATATCATCAAGATTTTTGTACTTAGGCTTAGGGTTTTTATCACTACCCGTAGTTTCTTGTACCATCTGATTAAAAAAGGCTTGAAGAGCTAAATTCTGGCGTTGTTCAGTCTTTTGCATGTAATAAGCTTCTAGCCGTAAATAATATTCTGAAAACGGCATCGTTTCAATTTCTTCGATTGAATGAAAGCCTAGATATGCTAGACAATTGAGCAATATTTCCCGATACGCTTGTTCGCTTGTTTGCTCAATTACTTTTCCATCATCTAGGCTTGCATGTTTTTTAATGCCACTTTAAGAACGTTAGCTTTCTTAACTTCCTTTGAAACATCATCAAATAGCTTTTCAAATTCCTTAACACTGGTTAGGCCGTCTAAATAATCATCAACATCATTACGGCTAACTCGTGGTGAGTTTCTAAAGGTTGCACTATAAATTACGTCTGATAGCACGGCTGGATCATACGCATTTAGGGCTGGTAAAGACTTTGTTAGTCCCATACCTAATGACATACCACCAGCTTCCATTCCGGCCACCTTATCTAATTCTCGTACAAATCTAACTCCAAAATTCAATTCTTGTTCTTTTCCGGCAATTGTAATTTTCATTATTTTTCCTCCATAAATTAAAAGCCGCCCCCGTAGGTATTGTTCATTTCGTCGGCGACTAAATTTGTTTACTCTGCTGTAACTTTTGCCCCATCATCTGTTGGCGAAGCCGTAACATTGGTTGCTGCTTCTGGTTTAGTTTCGGCACTGTTAACTGTGAACGCTGGAACATTAACCCTGTCTGATTCGTTAGTACCGTCACTCCAAGCGATTTGATAATCGCCTTCTGCAACGACAGTTCCTGCATCCAGTCCAGTAATTGCGACCGTTGTTTCTCCAACCTTTCCTTCAAATTTCTTAGTACCAGACTTGTCATAGATAACCAAATGTTGATTAGTTCTATCTGCCATAATATGTCCTTCCTTTTAATGTGCTTGTACAAGAGCCCCATTTTTAGTGGGTGTACTAGAAATTCCCACTGGGGCTTCTATTTTGACGAATCGCTTCCCGAATCTTCCTTAGGCACATATGTGCCAGCGTCACCGTCTTTCCACGGGGTTCCGCCATTAACTTCTGAACCGTTTTCACCACTAACAACTGCACTCAATCCACGGAAGATGTAATCAATTTGATCTTGTTGTTCCGCTGAAAGTTTTAACCATCCTTGTTTTGGCGTGCCGTCAACAGAAAATGTAATTGAACGTTCAGAAGTGTCACCAGTTTTTGCTTCGGTTTCATCTTCGGATACAGTAGCTTGTGCGTACCATGCAAAATTGTCACCTGTAGCATTAGTACGGTCAACATCTACCAACCATACTTCAATTTTTTCATTTTTTAGAACACTATGATAAAACTCGTCAGCTGGGACAGAACTGTTGTTGACAAACTCCAACTCTAATTCTGGTTTCAAACTAGCACTGGTAGCTACGTTACCATCCTTAGTTTTTGTGGTATCTGAATCACGTTTAAACGTTAGTTTTGCCGAAGTTTGATAAGGGACTAATTCGGCTTCTTTATCCTTTGCCCATGAAAGGCGGCGATAATACATCTTAATACTGTTACCCTGTACTACTTCTACTTCTGTTGCCATTTTTTCACTCCTTATAATATTTTTAATTCGATTGTTACCATCCCTCGCATAAGCGTTGAGTTAGGTACGCTAGTATCCAGTTGCATTTGCTTTGATTGTTGTTGAGCATCACCATAGAAACGATAGTTCTCGGTATTGACCCGACCAATCGAGGCATAAAAAAAACGCTCAACCATTTCACTAATGATTAAACGCTGTTTCGGTGTTCCCCAACAATCAATATTTAAAACAACTGATCCGGTTAAATTTGTTTTCGTTTGACTAGGAGTTCCCTCCAAATTGCCAACGTAAACAAACGGATATTTAACTTTTTCGTTTTGAGGCGGTAAATAATCGTATGTGTCATATCCTAACTTTTTTGACAACCTAAAATAATAATCATAAACATCTTGCATTGGTGATTTTCTAATGTTAACCACCTACTTTGTTAAATTTTTTAAATCGTTAACGAATAAGTTCCGGTGCTTTCGGAATGCTGGCCCCATATATGGTTGTGCTGCCATAAAACGAGTACCGAATTCTTGGTATCCAGAATAATCGGCTTTAGATGAAACTTTCCCAGTGCCACCGAAATTAGTAATCTCAAGCGTAATATTGCGTTTTAGGTTACCAGTGTCTACTGGTGCTAATTTTTGGGCTTCAATTTGCATTCCCGAAGTGTTCCGCTTAACAATTTCTTTAACTTGAGCTTTTGCAGCCACACGAGCTAATTTATTAAAAAGCGCCTTATCTCCTGTAATTTTAAATTCGTAATTACTCATTTTGCGTTTCCCCCACAATATAACCATCAATTTTAAGCGGATATACTCCGGTTTCGAGCGAATAATATGTTTTACTATCATTTACCCTAAGCATTCCCCAGTCTTCATTAAACGGCTGTATAAGGCGTACAACGAGCCTATCTGTATTTAAGTTCCCAAATAACTGCATTGAACGGTTAACACCTAAGTGAGTTACGTTTGCGATTACTGGTTTGCCTACTGGAATTGGCTTGCCGTGGGGATTGCCTGGGTCGTAGTGGTCATTTGATTCATAGAACTGAACTCTATCTGTAAACCGCATTGTACTACCTCCCAGAATATCCAGAAATGAAACTAACATGACCTAACGATGTAGGCTTGTCCTCTTCATCTGCTAACCAATTGGCAATATCGTCTTTGAAATCGTCAAAATCATTGCTATTAAACGTGATTGTTTCGCCTTCTTGCGAATAGTTGGCCATGCCTTCATTCTTTAAACGGTTAAAACGTCTAACGGCTACTTCTAACAGAATGTAATTGAGTTCATCTGGAACTTTTTCAATAGCTTTTTTGTGAAGTTTAACTTTAAGAGAAGCCTCCGTATTAGCAATAATCAAATTAAGCAAGCCATCTTTGCTAGTATCATCTTCATCCATTGCTATCAATACTTTTAAGTTCTTTAGATTGTCCATCTAATCACCTCTATGATGCTTCTGCAATCGTTACTGCTAACGTCACTGTAAAGCCTCCACTTGTGAATGTAATAGTTGCTGTACCATCTTTAACACCACTAACTGTGAACGTTCCATCGCTCTTTTTGACAACCGTAGCAACAGTCTCATCACTTGATGTAGCAGTCGTTGCTTTAACAACAGCTGCAGCATCACTGGCATCAACTGGATCACTAGTGATGGTAATGTCTTTAGCGTCCCCCACCTTTTCGGACAACGTTTTTTGACTAGCGGTAATCCCACTAGCAGGTGGGTTTACGCTTTTGGGGCCGAGTAGATAAGGTTTTTATCGTAGTAAACGTAAGCTGTGTAATGCTCATCGGCGGTCATGATGGTTGTCTTACGAGTAATGTCTCGGTCAGTTTCAACTTGCACACCACGCTTCATGATTAACTTGAGAGCTGGCTTAGTTGGATCTACCTTGATAAATACTGCTTCGCCTTCTTTTAACTTTTTAGAACGCACAATTTGAACACCTAATACGTCAAGGTATGTGCCGTTGATTAATTGGTTGGCGCCCACTTCTGAACCAAGCTTTTGTGTCATAGCATCTTTACGAACCTTAGCCGCATCCTTAGGGCTCATAATTGCCACTACTACCTTGTCATCTTCATCATCAAAGATATCAAGCGCGGCTTGAATGCCATCAACCGTTGGATCGAACGTGATTGTTTGAGTTGCTGTCTTAGCAGCTGCCAATACGTCGTCATCAACCTTATTGGCAAGCGATAAGCCTAATTGACGAGTAGATTCACCGAGTGGGTCTCCATATCCTGAAAGTACTGCTTCATCAGTAATAGAAGTCCCTTTAGCAGCCTTCTTAATGGTCGCTTCTTGCGTTTCCGTTCCTAATTTATCAAGCGGAATAGCTTCACCTTCGCCAATATCTTGTGCATCGCCGATGTAGGTAAACTTAGGAAACTTCAATGTTGTCCCTGGTTGACCTTGCAGAGTAGTATCTACATTTGCTAATGGTGAAAAACGAAGTGCCTTCTGTAATTCATAGGACACAATCGGTGCTAATACCTCTGGGTTTGTTAAATCTGCAATTTTTGTTGGGGCTGTATCTGCCATTATTTAATTCCTCCTGTTAATTTATTAAACTTGTCGGGATCGTTTGCAAGTAGTTGAACCTTTTCAGCCAAAGTCATCTGGTCAAAGTCTTTTGTTGAAACCTTAGCCGATTTCTTTCCACTGATTCGTGGTGTCGATCCTTTCATAAACTCTTTTCTAGTATCTTCCTTGATGTTATTAATCAAGCCTGTCAACGCCTTTACGTTTTCGTAAATAGCGTCATTATCAGTACCATTGCCTACAACCATGTTAAGGACGTCATCACTCACTACTAAGCCTTGGTCTTTAAAGACTGCATTAGTTTCATTGATAGCTTTAGTACGGGCGATTTCAGCCTTTAACTTAGCAATCTCATTATCTTTTTCAGTTTCTTCCTTTGACTTTTTGTCATCAGAAAAAAGCTCCTTGATTGATTTGCGTCCGGACTTCAAATCATCAAGCAATTGAGATTGTTCATCGTACTTTTGCTTCAAGTCATGGTTTTCAGCTGTTTTAGAATCTAGACGCTTCTTGAGCTTATCAACGGTTTTATCGCCATCGATATTCTCATTTTTGCCATTTTTTTCTTCGTTTTCCTCTTGTTGTCCTTGTGCATCTTCCGAGCTAGCATCGGTGTCTGTATTAGGATCAAGATTATCATTAGTAGCATCGCCACTATCATCTGATTGTTCAGCGAAGAATTGTAAGTTCATTGGTAATTTTTCTTCTAATTTCATAACAATTTCTCCTTTTGCTCGCATTTAAAGCCTTGGGAGGCTACTCGGTTGTTCTTTTAGCTCTGCAAACAGGAAAAAGAGCATAAAAATAGCGGTGACCGTAATTAGTCATCGCTATTAGTTTTGTCATGCCAAGCCGAAATGCTGCATCTACAATTGGGATGCACAGGTAAATCTGGAACATCATCGACCGAATAAACGCCGTCGTTATGGGATGCTATCTCAAGGCATATCTTGCAAGCTGACGGCTCTGCAATCCACTTGACATATTTATATCCATACTTTGTAAAACTCTTTAATTGAGCGGTTGCTGCAACTCTAGCGGATTCTGTACGTGCTAAACGTTCAGTTACATATCTAGCATTGTTAACCTCATCTTTAAGATAAGGCTTCAAATCTCGTGCAATCACCCTCGGATTCAATCCCTGCACCATCTGTTTGGTTAGCAATTGGTCAAGCTTAGCTTTAAAAACGTCGCTATTAGCCCATAATCGTTCGCTAAAATTAGCATTGCCCGTAGACGCCATTACAATGCTAGACGTTTCAGCCACTTTAACTGCTCCAGCTGAATCGGATAAGATACCAGCCTGCCGTTTTAACTCGTCTACATACTCATCGTTGAGTCGGTCAACCATTGAGCTGTATATATCCATATTGTTATCTATCATTTCTAAGCCTATCTGGGCTTTTAACATTTCTAGCCGATTGATACGCATCGTGGCATTGTACAGGCGTAAGCGTGTGTTGACCTCGTCTGAAAAGTCAGCATATTCTACTTTTCCTTTTTCCTTGAAGATATCTCTCGCCTTTGCTACCAGCTTCTTTGCTTGATTAGAAAACGCTTGGACGTCTTCTTGTGCCACTTTCTTCCGCGCTTCGGCAAGCGTGTAGCCTTCCCGCTTAGCATACCGGGTGTACTGCTCGCTGATGTCCTTGTTAATGCCATCTAGCAACGTGTCGTAATGCTCCTGGAGAAACCTATCGAAGTCTTTATCAGTTTTGATGTTGGATTCAATCCACTTGCGTTCCTCTGCCTCGCGCTTCTGCCAGTATTGCCTAGTCTTCTTGTTCAGTTGTTTCTGGCTCATTACCTACACCAGCTTTCTGTGGTCGGTTAGATTACTGGTTGCGTCCAGCGAATTCTTGATATTCTCCGCCTGTTCCTTTTGCATCCGTGTAATCTCGTCCTTAGCATCATCAACGAACGGTAATGTAGAGAGCTGCGTCTCCTTGCTAACAATGCCCTCAAGCGACTTCGCTGTATTAGCCGCGTCCGCCATGTTAACTGGTAGATTGCGGTTAAATTGAAAGCTAAGGTTCTGCCACTCGTCAGCTTTGCTCTTTTGAAGTACAGTGCCAGCACTGAATAAGATCTTGTAGAGTTTACGCAATGACTGAGTAAACTTTCGCTCTTTATTCATGGCAAGGTTCTTCATTGGCAATAGCTTGTATTCCAGAGCCACTCCGGAACTGTTGCCGGCAAATGCCTCGTCGTTCATATTAGCTACCATACTTACCTGGTAAATCATATTAGTTAAGCGATCTAGCAAATTCTCTTGCATCTGGTCTCCATCGGGCTTGTCAAGGAAGCCAATCTTAGCATCTACTGAACTGGCGTCCGGTGAATAGATAATCTGGTTACCGTCAAGATTAACAACAGGATTACCATTCTCATCTTCTGGTAATTGAGCACCGAACGAATACATGTAGGTATTGTCAAAGTATTCGTTCTGATTAGCTTTCTGGCTTAGCGTGTCGTCAAGTGCATTGATTAGCGTCTCAACGTTATCAATAATGCCCTGCCGTTCTTCATTCTGGAAGAACTCAACTGCAGGTACTGCCTTGTAAGGATTAACCTCGCCGTCTTTCATCTTGAATGAATCCGTTAGGTCATAGATAGCTTCGTCGGTGATAACTGTGCCGTGCAGTTCATTGTTGATGTAATAGTAGTTGACGAATGCGAGCGGGTTCATATCGACCGTGTCATCGTAGATAATGAACGCTGAAATCGGGCTGGCATACTGAACACACGTTTCGCTATCCTCATTCTGATACAAAAAAGCAATCGAACGACCATAGATGTCTACCTGACGGCTAATCTCTGATAGCTTGTCTTGTAGCGAGTTAGTGTCATTCCATTGCTTCAATTTCGCGTTGTCAGTTTCATCATCCAATGTAATCTTTGGGGGATTACCGATGAAAAAGCCATTGAATGTTTCAACAATATAGTGCGCCATATTACCAACTAACCGATTGTCCGGTCGATTGCCACGGTGTGTATCCTTATGCAGAATGTCGTGGTCTCCGATGTACTCTTTGCGTAGCTCCTTATAATGGTTAGCAATGTACAGTACTCTGCGTTGATACCACTG